ATTTTTTTGGGGGAAAGAGAAAAAAAAAAAATTCCCGAAAAAAAAAAAACAGAGAAGCCAGCACGGCCGGTGGATGCATGTCGAAAACCCCGAAGCCGATATAGGAAACCTCGGACGGAAGGTAGACTTGAAGACAGTGCATGACAAACGGAAATGAATTCGGAGCGGAACTGTGTTCGGAAGCAAGAAAGACAAGAACGGCAAACAGCCGATGGGCCAGCAAAAGGCGAAGCAGAACCCGAACAATGAGACCGACCTGTTCGCTGACGAAAAAGAACGCAAGGACGAGATAGAACTCACCGCGTGGAAGAAGGCGTTGAAGAACACCCAGAAGTGGAAGGTTCTCATCATCCTGTTCATCTGCACCGGTCTGGTCGCTCCGATGATTTCCGTCCGCGCAATCAACACGTTGAACGAAATGGGTTCCTACCTGACGGAGAAGTACAAGGAAATCAGCGGCGACAAGCCCGGCAAGCAGGTCGCGTTGCAAGCCGTGTACAGTTGGCTGGATGATGACAAGGGCGCTTTCCAATACGGGTATGCGAATTTGTGGTGGAATGGTGCCACCGAGGTCAGCACATCCACTTCGGACGATTCCAACGGTTCCACCACCCAGTATTGGAGCCATCAGATGTCCCTCACTGACAAGTCGGATGGAAGCACGAGGGATATCACCCAGCTTGTCGCCGTCACCGACGGAGTGGCTACTGCGGTGGGAACGCCGACCGTGCTTCCAAAGACCGTCACTTCGAACAGCAATACGGACACGTACCGTCCCGACGATTACATTCAGCTTGACCAGAACACGAGCCTGACAAACGTGGTCAGCGCTTGGTCTAAAGCATACATCGGCAAAGACTCCAACGCTTTGACGGTTCTTGTCGGAGACCCGAACAGCGACCACATGTACCAGCCAGCAAGCTTGGGTTCGTATCTGAACTCGTCCCTCGACTGGCTTGTGCAATGCACCAAGGACGGCAAGACCGTTGACAAGCAGAACAAGTCCGACAATCCCGAATGGGCGGCGGCAAGCGTCAGCATCTCGTTCAAACCCTACGAGAAGAAGGTTGATGCGAGTACGGCCAACGACCCGAACGCGGACACTGGTTCAACGAGCGACGTGGAAACGAGCGTCACCGTCCTCATCCATAATCCGACCCGTGGTAGCGCGAAAATCGTTGACTGGGGTGCCGAAGGCAGTCTGACCACGTTGAAGGCGTTCAGCAATGCCATCGACCGTTCGCTGATTGGCTCCTCCAGCAGTGATGACGATGATGATTCTTCCGATTCCAGTTCATCGGATTCCGATAGCGGTTCCGGTGATGACGGTTCCGACAATGACGATTCCGACTCCTCCGATTCGGATTCGTCCGACAACAACAGCAGTAGTTCATCCCAGAATTCCGATGACGGTTCCGTAACCGGCGACCCCAATGAGGGGCCGAACGACTAATCCGAAAGGAAAACTAAATTGACAGGACATAACAAGCCCAGTGAGGGTGACAAGTTCGCTGAGTTCATCAACAGCAATGGCCCGTTGACCGGTGCGATTATCGCCATCGCGTTCATCGTGTGTCTCGTCATCAGCATCATCCTGAACCTGTGATGAGTTTTTTTGGAGGTTTCCTATGGCTAAGAAGAAAGGCGGCATGTCCGCCGGTTCGTTGATTGGCAGCATTCTGGTCGTGTTGACGGCCATGGTGCTCATCGTGAATCTGGGATTGTGGACTCCCATGTCGAAGATTTTCGGATTGCCGGAAATCAACAGTCTATCCCAGTTGATGCCGGGTGAGGATTCCAAGGTAAAGCCGGATGTGAAATTGGGGTTGAAGGAGCCTTCCTTGAAGTCGTCCGGCTCCAATTCGCAAACCAATACTCCAGAAGCCACAGAAACGCCCTCAGAAACGACGCAGACACAAAACGGGGACAATTCCTCAAGTCAAACACAAAAAGCCTCTACAAGCGTTCCTGAAGGTGCTTTAAGCCCCATCACCACGAAACAGGCGCTTGACAAACTCGCTGACATCGAAACCGCAACCCCGCACACCAAAGGATACAACCGCAAAACCGACTTCGGCACATGGCAGAACAGCAACCAGCTCTGCGGTTACGGCACCACCCGCGACTACATCCTCAAACGCGATATGACCGACGTGACCATGGACAAGAATTGCAAGGTGCTCACCGGCACCCTCCAAGACCCATATACAGGCAATGTCATCAAATTCCAGCGCGACACCTACGAGACCGTCAACGGCAAACAGAAGAAAACAGGCGGAGACAGTATGGCCGTCCAAATCGACCATGTGGTGGCGGTCAACGACGCTTGGGCCAGCGGACTGTGGAAGGACTCGCGCAAGGGCGACCGCATCACCTATGCGAACGACCCGGAAGTGCTCGTCGCGTCCGAAGGAGAAGCGAACAACATCAAACAGCAGGGCGTGAACCTTGTTAAGGACGAGGCGTTGAACGGTTCCTCGACCAAGTGGAAGGACGCAACGCCCAGCATTTGGCTCCCGTCCAACAAGACGTACCAATGCTCGTATATGGCTAAACGCGTGTACATCAAAGACAAGTACAAACTGTCCATGAGCAGTTGGGAGAAGGCCGAAACGAAGTCGTTCCTCACGCAATGCGTGGCCGACGGCAACTGATTTTGGTTAGAAAAACTTTTCCTGTTTTTCCGGTTTTCACCAGATGAATGTTCGAAGTCGTTTACTGTAACAGTTGAGACCGGGTTTTCGTGGTATATCTTCCACCATCTGGTTTCTTCCCCGGTCTCTGTGGAAAGCTCCTCTCGGGGAGTGTGTTTCGGGTTCCGCCACCCGTGTGTGGATTCTTTTTTTGGGTGGCGGAACCATTTCCTTTCCTAATCGGCATTGTGGCGATTCGAGAAGAAAATGATGTTATACTAGAAGTGTTCACACAATAATAGAAAAAGCCAGCCAAGGAGAAAAACATGAGCAACTACTTCAACAGCATCGAACACCAAATCAACCTCATGCTCGACAGGGAACAAGACCTCCAAGACGAACAGGAACAGCGTCTACGGGATATTCACGACGGCATCGGAGACTACGTGCTGTTGCCCGAAGGCGACCCGTGGAACATCGATGACTACGAGCAAGACCCACAGCCCACCAACATCAACAACACTTGCAGTCACGGACTCTATGTTGACGAAGGTGTGAAATCTGGAACCATGTATCATCTCAACCCCGACCTCGGACTGTGGGCGGCTTGCGACGACTACGAGGACATAGAAAAAATGGTCAGGGAAGGCAAGACGCTCACCCAGCCCATCGACGATTACGATTCGAAGCTCGCCTGAGAAAGAATTTTTCCTGCAACCTTCCTTGTTTGCGAAAAACTACGTTATAGTGGAACCAGTCACAAACAAGGAAGGTTCCTTTTTGAACACCGAAACGGACATCACGGACAGTCAAACCCAAGAACGTTCCCGTCCACGCAAAGACCTTGACACCGTAGGAGGGTTTCTTGACTCCTGCAAGGACGAGACACCAATCCTGATTTACTTCAACACAAACGACGGAATACAAAGAATCCCCCACATCCTAGGAGACCCGCCCACCGTCGGGCAACTCCGACTCAACAAATATCTGCGGCCACTGAAAATCCAACGAAGAGTCCGCTACCAGATTGCCGGAACCAGCGACACCGGCTGGGTCATCCGGGTCGATGAACGATTCAAGAAAAAGAAATACATCAAAGCGTCGAAAGCCTGAACTTTTGGATAATCAAGACTACACCGTGAACAAAACCCCTTTACGTTCCAACGGAGACCGGGAAGCGGTCTTGCAGACCATCTTCCGTAGGGGAGTCCTGCCGCAAGCCGTGGTGTACGCGCTCGGACTACTGGTGGCGGTATGTCTCCTCGCATATTCGAACTCCCTGACGGGAGGATGGAAAATCATCTTCCTGTTCCTGTCCATCCTGAATTTCGTGGCGGGAATCCGGGGACTCGTCAAGGTAAGCGCCAGCTGGACTACAGTCCGTGACTGCGCGTATCCGAACATCGACGCGAACGCGGCTGAAACATGGGATTTGGCAGTATGGCTCGCCAACAGTCCGCAATTCGGAGGAACCCCAATCCGGGATATGCGACAGCAGGAACTACGTGAGGCATTGGATGAGTACGGGACACTGTTCCAAGCGAACAATCCGGAAGACGTGACCGTCCAACTGAACCGGTTGGAACGGCTCATGCATGACGTGGATTGGACAGGCCAATACGTTCATGCGCTCCTTCTATTCCGACAGTTGAAAGACTCACATCTCAAATATTGGAGCCAACTGGACGGAGCCTACCGTCAAACGTTAATAAAACTGACGTCAGGCATGCGTTTGGAAAACCTACGCGAGGACGTGCAACTCTCCCCACACCGCATGGTCATCTTGGACGGATTGCAGATTAACTGCGGACTGCATGGTACCGCAGGAAAGTACACCGTCGGCTATGAGGACGGCGGTGTACTGTGAACTATCAGATGCTACGGGACGTTCGTAGTGGACGAATCCACATGTTCTCCGACAACTGCTGGATGCTCCGGGACTGGGTGGCAAAAAACATCGGACTGGAAGAGAACGGCGTAGCACTCATACGCAGACTCGACCTGTTGGAAATGAAAAAATACTCCACCAAAATGATGGACAATCCCGAATCGTCCAGCGAGGAATACTGGCAAGCGAAAACCATGCATGACGGCGTGGTCAGAACATTCAAAGAACTCTCGCCGGTGGCGCGACTCGAATACTGGGACTGTCTGAACGACACTCCCGTCAACATCCTCTGAGCTTAGAAAAAACCCAAAACCTCTGAAAGGAGCAGCATTGGACGAACAATCTTCCACCCAACGTTTCCGTGTTCTCATGGCCGGTATCAGCGAAGGTGAGACCAGAATCCTCTACAACATCGAAAAAGGAAGGCTGACAGCCGACATCCTCAAAAGCAACATCGGCAGACGACTGCTGGATGCCGGACTCATCCTCTGTAACAAACAATCCAATCCGACCCTCACCAAGGATGGAACACGCCTAGTGACCCTGCTCTCCCAAGGAGAAGGAGACCGTCCAATCCACCTGTACGAGCACAATAGCGAAGACCTGCTCCGCCAAGCCGGACAAGGAACAGCCAACGCATACAAGACCGGTTTCGAAAACGCCGCCGTCGAACTGTTGACTGACCGGCTTGTCCGACTTGACATCGCCTCCGGAACCCTCACCCTGCTTCCTGCGGGAACGGAACTCCTGTCCAAGCTCGACAAGGCGGCTTGACATGCTGGGCTGGCTGACTCAACAGAACGTGCTTGTGGCGATTGCTATTGGAGCCATCATCCTACTGCTCATGTTCCTCATCCCCGCCATCGAGGAACTGGTCGGCACGTATACTCCGTTGGGAGAATTCTGCGAAAGGCCGAACATGAGATGGGCTGTGGTCATCCTGACCATCGTAGCGGTTCTCACGGTAGTGGTCATCTGACTTTTCCTTGACGGGGACGGCTTGATGCCGTCCCCTTTTTTTGTTTCCCGAATTGAAAACCGGTGGCAAGTTCCGACGGATATTCTGGAAATAAAAGTACCTAAAAAAGAAAGTTGAAGTATCGTGAAAGACTTCATGATTTTTTGGCGAGGATACCCCACCTCTTGTGGGTGGGGAGGAATCGCCTTTCTTTTTTCACTAGTATGCTATAATTATAGCAGTTATTGAAAGTATGACGGACGGCAAAGGAGGATTGGAATGCTCAGCACGCTCACCTACGCGGTGCGGGTCAAAACTACCTCCACCCAGTCAGAAATACTCGACGCCACCTGCTCCGCCTACCTCGACTGCTGCAACATGGTCAGCAAAACAGCGTGGGAACATAAGACGTTAAGTCAGAAAACCCTCAACCAGCTCGCCTACCACAGGCTCCGCGACGAATACCATGTCGGAGCGCAAATGGCGCAATCCTCCATCATCCGCGTCATCGGCAACTATCGGACAATCAAAGAGACGCATGGAACCCCTTGGGCGACCAGCCAGCCGGAATACCATTCCCTTGGATACGACCTTGTATGGAACAGGGATTACAGCATCCTAAAAGACGGACGGTTGAGTGTGAACACGCTCGAAGGGCGAATCAAATTCCCTATCGACTGGACGCACATGCCGGAAACCTATCGTCACGGAAAATTCGGCACGGCCCGACTATTGAACCGGAACGGGGAATGGCTACTGCTTATCCCCAGCACCATAGAACTTCCCCACCCATCCCAACCACAGCAGGTGGTCGGAGTGGATTTGGGCATACGTTTCCTCACCACCACCTACGACAGTGACGGCCATACCGACTTCTATGACGGGAAGGAGGTGAAGAACAAGCGCGAGCATTACAAGAGGCTTCGCATCACCCTCCAGAAGAAGGGGACGCGTAGCGCGAGACGCAGACTCAGGAACATCGGCAACAGAGAAAACCGTTGGATGCGGGACGTGAACCATCAGGTCTCGAAGGCACTCGTCAACCGACAGTCAAAGCCTACGCTCTTCGCGTTGGAAAACCTCGAAGGCATTCGCCACGCCACGGAAAAAGTTCGCAGACAAGACCGGTATACGCAAGTCAGCTGGGCATTCCACCAGCTACGCCAGATGATTGAATACAAGGCTCTGAAAGCCGGGCATTCCACCATTGCGGTTGACCCGCATTACACGAGTCAGACCTGTCCGAAATGCGGCATGATACGCAAGGCGAACAGGAACAAACGGTTGCACGAATACCAATGCTCGAACTGCGGCTACAGGTCCAATGACGACCGTGTGGCCGCTATGAACATTCAACGGCTCGGATATCAGAGTCTAGTTGAATCCCATTCGGACAAGCTCTGAATTGGGAGGGGTGCAGTCAACCATCCCATGATGTTCCGCCAGTCCACAAGGATGATAAAAGCGGGAGGAGTTGAAAATACTAATCGACTCCACCATCACCGCCGGGCAGGAACAAGCCGCAATGCTCGCCATCGCGGTAGTTGACAAAGAATCTGTTGGTATTGGCTGGACTGGCTTCGGTTGGTGCCGCAGTCTGCTCTCTCGTGTATTTGGATGGGAGACTGCATGCGGTCAGCAATGGGTACAAGTATGGCCCGGCTCGTCATTTGGAGTATTTGAGCGCACTCCTGCACTCCTTCAACCGTTCCGTCGATGTCGTGGCCGCAGATACTTATCGGAAGGTGTGTGACGAGGAGAGTCGTAAGTACGACGAGTTGGAGGAGGCTCGGGAGAAGGCTTGGAACATGTCCCGTTGACATGGATGAGTATCCTTTTACGTCTGTATATGTTATACTGGAATAGTTCACATAGGGAGACGTAAAGGAAAGCTATGATAAAGATTCTCGTCAAATTATGCAACAGGGACAGTCGCACTGTATATCGGGACGATTTGTGTTACGAACTGGCCGATATGCTCAGAATCTACCTGAACGCCGACGCATTACCGGGGGATGGGGAACGGTGGGAGCTGTTGAGAACGCTGGCTTCCCATCTTATTGGACGAGCCATCGAGAAGGGGCTTTTTGAGGACTGCGCAAGGGTCAACGTGTATCCGGTATCCTTTCAAGCAGTTCAGGGAGATTGACCTTCCTGTCATATTAAGCTATAGTGGAACTGTTCACATAAGCAAAAGGAGAAAACAATGAACGTAAACGAACTTATAGAGCAATTGAGGAAACTACCCAAGGAAGTACGCGAACAACCCATCATGGACGGTAAGCCGAACGTAGGCTACCGGCTAAACGGGCCTTACGCACATTTAGCCACCGATGGCTCGCCGGTCTTCACGCAATTTCAGCCGCCAAGGTCATTGTATCCGACGACGGCGCTTGCAACGTGTACGACCCGGAGCTTTCCGACGAGGGAAACGTAACAGAGTTGGAAAACCGATATGACATGCCGATGCATGTCGAACATCGGGCATTGGCATTCTTCAATTGAGATAGGGGTCGTACAAATGGACGCGAACACTCCCATTAACATTCCCATCCGTCTTGAACAGTGGATACATGACAACTACATGGAAGTCGAAACCATTATCATCGATGCCCGGCCAATCCTAGACGCAACCGGTTTCGACAATCTTCCCGAATGGGAGGATTGGGGCGCGGACTTCATCGCGGAGGACGCTCAAAGAATCGGACTGCTGAAAATGTGGTCTGGGCCATTCACGGTCGAACTGTTCAACTGCAACGAGTATCCCGACTATCTCGAATGGCGTAAAACCCATAAGACCATTGAGGGTGCCGCAGAACATATCCTCGACTTGAGCAAGAAGGAATTGCAACGGCGAATCGAAGAAACCAAGAAGCAACTCGACAAGTATGTTAGCCAATATGAGGCATTATGCGAGGAACGGTATCCGCGTCAAACTTCTGGAACGGAACTGGTTGGCAAACTACTCGTCTAACATCCGAAGGGAAAGATTGGAATACTGCTGTATTTATACTTGCTTCTACTCTGTTGGACATGGCCCGCGCCATGGGTGGTCACGGCTACGACGAGATGTGGCGAGACAACGCTTTGCCGGGCATAATCGGTTCGGCCTGTACAACGAACAAGGAAAGGTTTTTTGATGTCACTTGATTCGATTCTATCCTTGGCGGGCCTGTTGTTCGCAGTTCTGGGTGCGCTGGCCGCTCTCGTCTCCTATGTTTTCGACTCGGAGTGGGCGGACGTTCTGGTCCCTTTCTTCTTCTTCGGTCTGCTGGCCTGTCAGACAGTGCGACTTATCTGCTATCAGGAGACCGACGCATTGGCCCCCATGTTGGCAGCGGGATTCGCCATTCTCGTCTGGCTAGTGGCTCTCACGCGGCGGAACGGAGATTCTTGGAATGATTGACATGCAAGACAACGAAGAGAACCGCTGGCTACTGCTGGACATGGCCCGCGCTATGGGTAGCTATGGTTATAATGAGATGTGGTGGGCGGATGTATTTGAGCCGGATGAATTGGAGTATTCCGCTCCCGACTTGTACGAACAGTTCATCAACTCGACGGACTACAACCCCGAAGCGCATTGGGTGCGCCGCAGGGAGTACGGCAACGGCTACGAATCCGTCATCGAGGAAAGCCTATTGGACGACGCATGGCACATGCGCGACGACATCATAGAACTCGCCCGCCGTGAGGACGTTCGCAAGAACATTCCCGACATCGACTTCGAGACGCGACTGGAAAAGCTGGGCGTCGAACCGTGAGTAATCAAACGAAAAGGGAGCATCATATGAGGCTCGACTACAACAAGCGCGTAATCGACGCGCTTGCCAAGGCGTTGGGGAAGACCTCGGAACAGGTCGAAAGGATTCTCATCGACTCCGGCGTCATGCGACCCAACATCCCGTTGGAGCCGTTCGAGAACGGCTGGTACATCAGCCACGACCGGGAATGGATGCTGTACAAGCGCGGCGAGGACAGATGGGAGTCGGTGAGATACAACGTTTGCGGAAGCATGTCCATAGGCGCGACGGACTGGGAGAAGACCGGCGAGTTCATAGGTGGCACCGCGTTCCCGCTCACTCCCCTGAGCAGGCTCGTCAGGCTCCCCGGTAAGGTGGATGAACTGGCGGCGGAGCTTGAGAGGAAAACGCACGAGCCGATGGACGGCCAATACCCGGAGGGGATTAAAGAATACGAGGACGGATACCGGAGCGCGACGCGCGATGCGTTCATGGCCGTCCGCCGTCTGCTATAAAAACTATCGGTTCCACTCCGTCCGCAAGCAAGAAAGCAGTTTTTCTGAGATAGGAAATTCTGAGATGAACGCGAACGAGCTTATCGAACAATTGCAATCACTACCATCTGAATTCCTCCGTCTACCCGTACTGGTGGGAGTGTTCATTGACGCATTGGTGGGCAGTACTGGCATATCGGCGCAATCGTCGGCGAAAACGAAGCCTAACCCTTTAGAGAAAGAAGTCCAATCATATGGGAAATCATTACTATGCGACGCTATCCCACACCGACTCGGACGCGTTGCCCCTCGTCCAGCAGTTCGACAGCCGGACACGGCGAGACCAATGGGTTCAGCATTCCCATCTGGCCGGTTACGACATCGAAGTTCGAAAGATTGCAGCCAGACAAGCTGGCTTGCTGACACTTAAACTGGTGAACAGGCTTGACTGGTATCTACGCCAATCATCGGAATACAAGCCGTTAGCCAACCTGAAAGACGAATACTATCTGCGACGCAACCCGTTCTGCTATCACGACGGCAACCATGACGCACCCTTATCCACGGTTGTCAGCTCATACCGTCCCTACCTGCGTTGGCGAGAGAGCAATCCTTGGGAGTATGAGGTCTGGTACTGGTGGTTGCCGCTAACCTCTCCCGAGGACGTGAATCTGGCGGAAACGTTCAAAACCCATTTGGACGAACTACGCAAGCAGGAAGGCAATGGACACCTTCATCGTATGACCGCTGAAATTGAATGGCTCACCGTTCCAGAAGTCAACCTCATCACTGAAGTCGGGCCAGCACAAAACTGGTGGCCCCGCTACTCCCATTCGAACATGGACGATTGGACTCGCCAACGCATACGGAAAGCAACCGAAACCACTGACCCCAAAGACTTGGTGGACATCGTTTACAAGCTGGGTCTTTTTCTACCGAAGGAGGCAATCTATTGAGTGTTGAGAAAACGGGAATCTGGACGGAAACCTATCCAAAAGAACCCTGCGCATTCTGTGGTAAAAATGTCGCTATTCGAATCAGTGAGATTCTTATCTTCGACAAAAAATATTGGGAAGTCCGCATTTTCGACGATAGTGGCTGTCCGTTGTCCTCAATGTTCGAGCGGGGTTTGCGAATGGGGTCAGCGGGTGAAGTGTGTGCCGCTCTCAAAAAGGAATGGCATGAAATTGTGAAAACCGTCAACAACATGCCGGATTGTCCGGAATGCGGACGCTCTCCGGTTTGTCGTTATTCCAAGAACCTCGACCGTTGGATTATCCTTTGCGAAAAAGGACATTTGAGAACGGATGAGGCTTTCGTTCTCTCTGCCATGAGGAATTGGAACAAGAAAGTCGGTCAATATGTTTGCGACAATCAGAACCAACGACTCGGTCAATGTCTGACGGAGTTCTGGCATCAAGGGGATACGTCGGACGAGAATCTTCCGGAATTCATGAGGCAAAGCTGGCGTGAGAAATACGCCGATTGGGAGAGAAAGTGAACGGAAACGTGAATTATCATCCGCTCCGCCGTTGCGTCATCTGCAACGAACTAGTGGAGGCCGACGACCCGACATGCGCGGTCTGCGGCCAACCGGCTTGCAGTAACCACGCTTACGACGTGGGTGGCGGCGAATGGTATTGCGCCGACTGCCACCACGGAAAAACTCACCCGTGCGCGGACTGTGGTACGCCATCCCATTGGCGGTGCAAGGATTGCGGCAAATGGGTTTGCAAAAACCATTCGACATTCGTCGCGGTTCAAGGTGAGGAATTCTATACTCTTTTCGGCTACTACTGCGATAATGATTTACGTTGGGAACTAGCGGAAGAACAAGCTAAGGAGGTGACGTTGTGAGTGAGAAAACCAGACGGGATAAGACGTTGAAGCTTATCGAGGACGGCGATGACGATGATTGGAAGGCTGCCGTATTTATACTTCCTTCTACTCGCTTGAGTTTTGGCCGCTCCTTTTCTGGGAGCGGCTTTTATTTTTCTCATCCAGATGTTATAGTGGAATTGTTCACAAAAAATGGTTAAGGAGAAAAATATGAGCGACAAAAACACCACATCAAAACTTCCCAAGTACAAGAAAACCATCGACACCACCGGGTTCGGACTATCTTGCACCACCGAATACGGGTTCGATGACGAGGGATGGTTCCATCACTCGTACACGTACACCTATAAAAACAGGAAAGCCATCGTCAGCGCAGTGGGAGACGGGGAACCACTGCCATCCGACTGGCACACACGTCAAAGCGCATACGCCTCCTACCATGAGGGTAGGAAACAGGTAGGCCGAATCCGCGCCTACAACATTCTTGAAAACGCCCAAATCAAAGCAGTCCGCTGGGTCATGGGCTACGGTTCCGACAGTAAAGCGGACGAAGCCTACCGTGTCATACGATTGGAGAAAAGCCGCCGAAACCAGCGGATATGCCAGAGAATCCCGGAACCACTCCGTATGGAAGTGGATGGACTGGCCAACACTCTCGGTTTGAGGATTCACAGCAACGAGGACAACGAAACCGTCGAAACGTTCGTGGACGCCTATCTCGCCGCCGCCGAAGACAATGGTCTTATCGAGCTGAGGGAACGCCAGCATGGGTACGAGACCTCAATCACCGCATGGCTGGACGGGGACGCCGGACGAAAGACGGAGGACGCTCCTGACTGGGAGAAGTTCAAGGCGACCGCCACGGCAATCATCCCTCTCTATCAGGAGTGCAGGCGCAAGGCTGCTGAAAGCGTCGGACTTGCCGAGAAACTGGATTGAGGACAACCTTTCGGTTCGACCGCCAATGTGGGAGCATCCTCCAGAATCGACCTGTAGTCCTCCAACACTCCGACCGTCACGTTCAAATCGACGGCCACGAGGAACGCTTCGCCCTCGTACACTCGTTCGGACTGTATGTAGTCGAACGGATTGATGAGCAGTGTCGCGGTCTCCTTGCGCACATGCGTTTCGGCCTTGTCGTCGTATTGGCTCTGGCAACGGGCGTCCCCATGCGTCCAGTGGAGCAGCTCGTGGGCCAGCGTGCATCGTTTTTGCCGTTCGTTCAGACGCGGGTCGATGACGATGATGTGCGTCAACTCGTCGTATACGCCGTTGATGTTCTCAGGCAGTTCCTCTTCGAACACGTGCGGTGCCGGTCGGGTGAGTTCCACGGCGCGTCGCATGTCCTCATAGCTCATGCGCCTGTCGAGGGTGACGTTTCTGCCGTCCAATGGGGGATGGTTCAGCAATCGTCCTCGCTTTCCGCTTCCGCCTGTTTGTTCGGGTCGTGGTTCGCGGCCAAGGTGAGGTCTCCCGTGTTGATTCTGCGCAGTACGTCTTGTAACTGTTGTTCCACGGTCGAGAGTTTTGTCTGGTAGCCGTTTTGTCCAGCGATTAGCTCCTCTGGCTCCATGCACCATGCATGGGCGAGCGCTTCCACGTCGGCGGGGAGCCATTCGACCGTTTCGTTGTATCGTGTGGTGACGTAGCTGGGGCTTTTGCCTAGTTGACGCGCGATGTCCCGTGCGGAGAGCCGTCGGATTCCGGCTTCCGCTAGGATGCGTTGGTTGATTCTTCTGTTGAATTCGCTGGTTTGGTTTTTTCTTTTTCCCATGTTTTCCATGATAACTGATTTTTAACATGAAACGCGTGGTTTTAGATTTGACAGCATACTTTTATATGCTATTGTCTGTAATTACGAACACTTGTTCACTCGAAGAAACAGGAAGTCAATGCATAACATGAGTTACGACAAGGCACGGACGCCCTTGCGGACAGTCAGGTAGACACCTCCAAGAAACCCGTCCCACACACCCCGCCTCAAAATTGGAGGAACACACCCCCAATTTTGTGAATACGCCCAGTATGACTAGAATAAAAAACGTCCACACAATATAAGCCAGACTCCACACAGGCCAGACCAAAAGGAATGTTTTGAGAAAGACAATAGACCAGAAAATCCTCTTGGATAAACACTTCACAAAATTAGACATCCTAGGCCAGCACCTATGGATGATGCTACAACTGCATCCAAAGACCAACGCCCTCGGCGTATGTGATTGGACGTTTGGGAAAATCAACGCCTACACTCACGGAAACACTCCCACCCTATTCCAACAGGCGGGCCGGGAACTCGTAAACGAAGGACTACTGGTCATAGACGAGGACACCGAAGAAGCTCTCCTTCTCGACCATATCGACCTCACGGCGGACTCGGGAACCATCGAATCCGCATACCTTGGAACCGCCAGCCCAAGACTGCGCAGAATCCTAGTCAGCGAACTGAACCGAACCCTCCGACAGGGAAAACACTTCCCGTTCGAATGGGAGGAGATTCACGACATCCGCAGAGAGCCGAACGCGGACTCCGACGAATATGAGGAGCCGCATCCAAGCGTGGAACCCGTCGAGGATGATTCCCTAAACACCTCCCAGACAGATAATTCCACCTCCAAAAAGGAAAAAGAACCCGTTCAGCAGGACGATATCGAAACTTCAAGCGTGAAACCCGGCGAAACGGAAGACAAGCCCGTCAAGAAGCGTCGTGGACGGCCACGCAAGAATCCACTCCCTCCGGAAGGAGAAGACAAGCCGAAGCGTCGGCGCGGTCGCCCACGCAAGTACAAACCCGAACCGGTCGAACTGATGGACGGAACCATGGAGCCTCCGTTCGAGGAACCGATGACCATGGAACAGGTCGAGGTTCTGCCACAATACGATTCCGACGCTCCAATCGACGTGGATGATGACGGGGAACCCAAGTATTTGCAGTGGGATGAAATCCCTCAACAGCTTTGGTTCTGGCATCCACTGCCCGAAGACTGGTCTCCGACCGAGAAAGCATCGAAACTGTACAAGGATTTGGGTGGTGGAAGCAAGATGACCATCTTGCAAGCAGCTGACCTGTTCCGCAAAGTGTACGATTCACGCCTGTATGTGGAACGTGACAACGGTTTCAAGGCCGCTCCGCTTTCGCCTGACCGACTCTTCATCCAACAGTTGCTTCACTGGCGTAAGGAGAAGGACGAGGAAAACGAACGTAAAGCCAAGGAAAAAGCCGAGAAGGAAGCTTTCCTCAATGAGGAACCGACAATCGACGTAGACCCCATCTGGGGAAACCCCGAAGACTTGGTTTCCGCCAAAGTGGAACAGGAAAATCCCCAACAGGAGGAAGTGACCCCACTGATTCCAGACGAGGAAGTACCGAAAGTCCGCCACTATAAGCGGATGGTGCCGAAGGATTGGAAACCGAACCAGAAGCACATCGACCGGGCCAATGAACTGAACATCGACGTGAACACGGAAGCCGAGAAGTTCTACAACTACAGCCATTCCAATGGCAAGAAATACTTGGACTTCGACCGCGCCTTTGACAATTGGCTTCTCAATGCCGACAAGTTCAACAGGAACGGTCAGAGCAGACGTAAGACCCGTAGTGAGGAAGGATACGAGCACAACATGAACATGTTGAAAGAATCCATCGCCAAAGCCGGATGGGATGAATGATGACAGCACAGGCTCCAACACAAGGAACGTTGACCACGGCACAGGCCGGTAATGGCAAACAGCATTATCCCCGCGCCTTCGAACGCCCGTGCGCCATCGCGCTGTTGACTCAAATCAACAGTCATTACGGCAACAAGCCGTTGGATGACGTGCAGGTGGATAACTTCGTCAACGAAATCGACCATACGATTAAAGCCGACGAAGCCCGCCAAGCCATCATCGAGTTCTTCAAAACCCACTCGTCCAGAGACGCTTGGATAGCCCCCTGCGACATCAATCAGATGGTCAGAAGACAACGGCTCAGCCGAGTGCCGTCGCCAGCCGAAATCAGCCGAATGTTGGACGCGGACGGCATCACCGACGCGAACACCGCATGGGGATTCCGACGAGGACTGACCTACGCTCTTTCCAAGGGGGCTTCGCCGGAACGCGCGGTTGAATATGCGAAAAGACACTGTGATGACGTGAAGACCATCTCCAACACTCCAGAACAGTATCCACAGCTCACAGCCGGTGACAACGTGGGGAAGGCAGATGGTGTCACATCATTCTCAGCACTGCTGAAAGACTTCCGGTCAGGATTAGAACGAACCTCCACACAGGCCAATCCAGTTCCGACCGAAAACAAACCGACAATTCAGAAAACCGATAAGAAAGAAGAAACCAAACAATGACCGACGTCACCACCAAGCTTATTTACGACACTTTCATCCAGAATCGTCCCGATAAGGTAGGCGAACAGGAAGCGGAAGAACTGTTCAACCATTGGCTTGAAGTCCACGGATTCCAGCCGGAGGAACAGCCCATCGCACCAGCTGGATTCGAGTATGAGACCGTCAAAACCAAGGAGGATTCCACACCATCCTCCGACGACTTGGACGTCATCGCCCTCGCATCCGACAATGCCACCAATTCCGCTTCAATGATTTCCGACGTGATGGATTCTCTTCCTGAAAGCACCCGGGAAGCGCTTGCGTGCGCGTTGAACGACTTTGACTGTGCCGCCGAGCATCTGCACAGGTTGCTCGACAAGTACAATTACAAGCCTTTGGAAGAAAGGGAGGAAGAGTGAAGTAGCACAAGAGTACAAAACCAATCCACACACAGTAAGAAACCAGAAGGAAAAGATTTGGAAAACAAACTCCGAGGGAAAATCCCCTTCATCGCGGCAGTGTCCGCATTATCCATGCTCGTCTCCGCAAACGTGGCATTGGCCGCAGAGGTCGGCAACCCAATCATCGTGGACAAGACCAACATGTTCACGGCTGATGAAACCGTTGACCTGTTGGGCGGCGACTTGGGTGAGGCCGCGAACTTCGGTCTCGTCGGCTTCGACTCCATCCATCTCAACGCGCATACGAACAGCAACATCGCCACCGAACACGCCTACATCGGAGCAGCCTTCGGCAATCACGCCAACGGCGTGGACGAGCCGGAAGTCAGCTACATGGACAAGGTTGACGGCAACATCAACGTCAGTCTGCCCGCCGACTCCAAAATCGTGTTCGGACAGTCCAACACCATCGGACAGACCGACAACGGCAACAGTTGGACGGTGAACGGCAACAAGCTGGAAATGCAGACCGGTGGAAGCCTACCGAAGTCGGAACGAGTGCTCAAGGACTCCAAGACCGTCAAATACCTTGACTTGAAGGCCATGGAAAAGAGCATGACCAGCCTGTCAGCCAAGTGGTCGAAAACTCCGGAAGCCAACGCGACCCATGATTTCTCCGACATGAACAAGCGTCACATCGACGCCAACGGTGACGTTGCCCACCTCAACCTCGACGCCACGGAACTGCAAGGCAATCGAGTCACCGCCACCTTGGGGGAGAAGACCCGTCTCGTCGTGAACGTTGACGCCGAAGGCGCGGACAATATCACTCTGCCCCAATTGGACGTGGACGGCATCAACCATGCCGAATACGCGGATTGGACAAACAAGTGCGTCATCTACAATCTGACCGACTCCAAAGCCAAGGACGGACAATATCACGGCAACGTCGGCACCGCTGGCGCATCCTCTTCCGTGATTCTCGCCCCAGAAGCCAATGTGGACGCGTCCCAGAACGTTGAAGTGCAGATTATCGCCAAGAACGTGACCATCGGCGGCGAATTCCACCGCAACAGCGTCAACGTCCCCGCCACCCGCCACGTCGAGGTGAAGCTGGACGGTCAGGACAAGACCGAGACCACTCCGTTCGTCATGCCCCAGCCCGCTAAAGACCATTACCGGTTCATCGTCTGGACCACCAACCCGGACGGAACCGGCGACTCCTACAAGCCGGGCGAAACCGTGACTTCGATTCCGAAGAACACCACCCTGTATCCGCAATGGGAGGCGAAGCATGTGCTCCGCTATGACATAAACGGTGGCGACGGCCAGTATGAGGATTCCGACTTGCCAACCGACGTGTCCGACACGGTGCCAACCCGAGACGGTTATGAGTTTGACGGTTGGATGATTGATGGCGTCAAGGTCGATTCCGATAACACCGTTGAGGACAATGGTTCCGATGTGACCGTGGTCGCACAGTGGACTCCGGTCAAGCAGGATGTGACGCCGACTAAACCGGACGTCCCATCCAAGGGTGACGACAACAAGACCAACAATGGCGGAAACGGTTCCGACACTCCGAAGGATGATAATACGGACACGCCGTCCAAAGACGACAGCAAGCCGGACACTCCGAAGGGTGACAATACCAACGTGCCGAACAAGCCGGACACTCCAAAAGACGATACCGACACGCCATCCAAGGATGACGGCAAATCCAACAATGATACGGGCGCTCCCTCCGACGGCAAGAACGACGTGAACACTCCCGCCGGGGATAAGACGACCGGCAACGGTAAGGACGATAACGACGATAAGACCGTGGACGCCAATAAAACCGTCCAACAGGATGGTCAAGGCTTGGCTGTCACAGGCGTGACGGTCGGCATCATCGCCATCGCGGCCATCATGCTTGCCGTGGTTGGGGTAATCCTCTCCGCAATCAAGAGGCATGAGTTCAACCGCTAAAGAAGATTGACTGGGGGTGTGCCAATGCGGCACACCCCTTTTGTCTCAAATGGGAACATCGTAAAAAATATAAAAGAAAGCTGATGGAATGAAGGATTTCAGCAAATGGTTGGAAGCTTGGGAGAATTACCCTCCAGTTCCCGACTGGATGTCCACCCTTGACCTTGCTGTCGTCGGAATCTTCGGATGTGCCGCGATTCTTGGACTGGTTATCGGAATATTCGGCGTGAGCAGTTATGAAAGTGGTTTAGGCAAAATCGCCTGCATAAGCTTTGCTGTCGGAATCATAGGAATACTTTTAGGATTTCTTTTCAGTGTATTCGTTAACGTATATTACGAAGGAAAAGCTTCCGCACCACTCACGCTTCGCGAACAGATTTCCACCGTTTGGAATTTAGAAGATATAGACTGCGACTCCCTGCCTAAACGCAAACTGCCTACAGAGGATTTGAAATGCGTTGTCTACAAGGGTGACAAGAGAATCAAAGTCACATTGCACGCAAGCGAAAGCAAAGTCGGATTGTACACATCCGACGGGAAGCGTTTCCTAACGGAATAGGAAGGTTTTAGATAATGAGTCAATATGGAGAAGAGCTTAATATGCAGATACTGCAACCGTTGGATTTGGACTCCACTGCGGGAATATTGCAGCTGAACGGCTATCTGGTTCCGTTATCCGAATGGAGCAAAGCCAGAGAGGGCTACAAAAGCAACACCGACCGACGGGCGTTCGTCATCATACTGTGCGCGTTAATCGGGTTAGCGGTCGCCTGCATGGAAATATGGGCCACCAGCAGTTGTCCTATTCGACTTCCCACCTATATCCACGTTCTTGTTTTTCTGATGAGCTTCGGATGTAGTCGGGTGGTGTTGTTTCCCTCCAGCAGAATGGAGAAAATTATTCGCCCGAAACCGGACAGCCCCAGCCGAGTGTTGGAGTCCGAATTCGACATCCATGTGGTCGGACTGGAAGACACTCCACTGTTCGACAAGACCGGTTACAGGAAAATACTGCTCCAGACCGACGAAACGCATTTCAGTCCCGCAACCTTGTTTGTTTGGGAGGAGCGAAGCAGTATCAAAGAAGAAGGTATTTGGCCTATGACATACATTGCACTGTTCGACAAGGACGGCAAGCCAATCAGACCGCAAAAGAGTGAGCCTGCAAGTCAAAAGGTGGTTGAAAATAGTGAAAAATAGACTGACTCTCACAGAACAGGAAAAGGCTCGGCTCTGGTTGGAGCGGGATGTGAGATTGTCCCGGCAAGCGTTCGAATCCCGTTTGGCTAGAGAAAGAGAATCTTGTCCCCAAATGGACAAAGGAAATCAGAATGGCGTATCAAGACCCGTGGCGTGAGGCTGTTGAAAACGCTAAAGAACTTCTCCGATTGGGAATGCCACCACAGAAAGTGCAGGAGCGGACTCGACTCCCCAAGAGCACCATCGACAAGATAGCTCCACCTATACTGCGAGAGAACGCGGAACGTGAAGCCATTCAGGAAGCCGAACGCGCTTTGAAGCGGGAGCACGAACGAATCCTCAAGGAAAAATATCCATGCCCGCTCTGCCATAAAGGTTATGGGATTGTTGACGGCGGTGCGCTCACCGCGTTTTTGGACGGTTCCGTCTGCCGTATCGGCGCGGAAGATGAAACCGTTGGCAAGGGAAGCCCCTTCTTTCGCCCTTACTATGCTCACTGTTCGTATAGGCGTTGTCCAGCCCGACTGATTTTTCCCCGTGATACGCGGGAGGAAGCGTTGAGGGCTTTCCTGTTGGGAGAGTGGATTAGACCACACCCGTTCGTCAGTGTGAGCGACGGTTCCGAATGGACGTACACCAAACAGGGATTGGCGTCTGCCGTTTCATCATTGATGAACGATTATTCACCGGAGCAGATAAAACAATTAGGTTTCAATCCGATTGCCGTGGACGAGTTGGCGAACCGTCGGGCGTTACGGATTGCTAAATTCAATCCGGACGCTTTCGATTTGACGCTCATGTGTCCCAAATGTGGCAGTCGGGGAGAGTTCCGCAAGGCCGTCAATCCGACGAATCATAGCAAGGAATCATGGTGTTGCTGGTGGCGGGTCGGCTGTCCAAGATGTGGAGCCAGAACCGTCAACTCGTTTCCTACCCGCGAACAGGCGCAGTCCGCTTTCGAGGAGGGAGACTTGTTGCGGGAGCCGAAAAACAAGGAGAAATAAGGAGTTGCGATGGGATTATTCCGATTCTTTCATAGGGAAAAACGGGAAAACATTCCAGTAAAAACCAATCCACGTCCCATTGAACAAGACAAGCTCAAAGCGGTCATGTATGGACTTGCCATAGGAGACGCATTAGGTGTACCTTATGAATTCCAACAACGAGACACATTCACGTGCATTGGAATGACAGGCCATGGAACCCACAACCAGCCAGCCGGAACATGGAGCGATGACACCGCATTGAGTCTAGCAACCTTGGACTCGCTTACCGAATGCCATGGTGAGGTCAACACCGCCGACATGCTCATGCGTTACCGAATGTGGTTGGAACATGGAATGTATATGCCGGACGGGAACACGTTTGATTCCGGCATAACCGTAGCCACAGCCATCAGGTCAAAGCATGGTTGCGATGGATTAAGCGATAACGGTAATGGTTCGCTAATGAGGGTCGCACCATGCGCCTTCTACAATTTGCCGGACATGGAAATCAAACAGGTCAGCGCCATCACCCACGCTCATGAAATCAGTATGACGGCGTGCGTACAATACGTGCGAATCCTCGAAGGACTGTTAAACTGCGTTCCTTCACATAAGGCGATAACGGATTCAGGATTCCCGTTCGACCCAACCATTCCCAGAACGGAAGTAGAATCGGACGGATTCGTACTCCACACATTGAACGCGGCACTCTGGTGCTTAACCAACACCGACAATTATCAGGATTGCGTACTCACCGCAGTAAACCTCGGAGAAGACACGGACACCACGGCCAGTGTCGCGGGAGCCTTGGCTGGAGCCGTCTACGGTTTTGAGTCCATCCCTCAAGAATGGGTCGGAAAACTACGGGGACGTGAGCTTCTCAACATGTACGTTTCGGAAGCGACACGAAAACGCTGACACCCTTTCGGAGTATGTTTTAGTTAAAAGGAAACACACTCCGAAAGGAAACCTAATTTTGAAATATCTACTATTAATACTCGTCCCATCATCCATCCTGCAATGGTTGCTACTACTCGTATGCGGCGTGGGAGGATGGTTCCTGTTCTCCACTCAGTTTAAAACCTCAAAAAAGTCCATCGCCATGGTCAACGTATTAGGTGCTGTGTGTGGTATCGCATTCTTTTACGGATTGAAGAATGGTCTCGGTGGTTTGAGTGACATGTTCATGTCGCTCACCGGAAAATACGTGTACGGGTATCCGCATTCGCAAGTTCCCCTAATCAACGCGTTTATCGCCATTCCTCGTATCCTCATTGGTGTTTTTTGCATGTGTGCCGCATATGGTCTTTATCAGCCGGTATCTGAAAAAGAAGGCGAGGAGTACAGGAGGCAGAGTCAGCAGAATGAGGCAAAGGAAGTTGAACAGGCTCTCAATCAGACCATCGACCAGATAGGCGTAGTCTTCAATCTGCTCAAAGCCGAACCCGGACGGCCGAATTATCACGGTTACAAGCTAGTGAATGAGGATTGTGGTGGTCAACCAGACCCCTTATGGAACACCATGAACCCAGCCAACATCCAACAGGCGAGAAGCCAATACCGCCTCTACGGCAATCCGGGCGGCGGCCTATCACAGTCGAACTTTACCACCAATGAGATTCAATCCGGCCAGAAAGGTGAACAAATCCTCGCCAACATGATTGCCGGTAACTGTCCCAACGTGGTGTCCTTCTGGTCGTTGCACGGTCTGAACGAGCGACACCAGTTCATTGACGCGGATATCGACTGCGTGATTGCCGGACAGGACAAACAGGGCAAAACGCACTTGTGGTTCGTGGACGCGAAGAACTACAAAGGCAATGCGGATACCGCCTACCGTAACCTCACCTCAGACCAACTGTTGAGAATTAGCGTCAGCCAGCGTGCGTTCGAAACCGGTGTGGATGGTCGTCCGGATTTGAAACTTTCCGCGAACATGAACTGGCAGAGGGACATGTGGGCTTTCATGTTCAACGGCAAACCCGTCGAAGTGGAGTGGCTTGTCTGCATGGTTCCGACTTCGGATAAGGGCGTGCCGGATGTGAATGGCGTCATGTGGCCGGGTGATATTCCTTGCGTGACGCCGGAGGAGCTGGTGCGACGTGTCAATGCGGTTGACTTGGATTCGACGCAGAATCTTCCGTTGGACTGGTTGGATACTTTGAAACGACATGTCAAGCACTGAGCTGTTTTTGGGCGCGGGTTGTTTTCTTCTCGCGCCTTTTTTGTTTTTGTTGTGTTCAGCGTGTCTCATCACATTAAATGATATACTGGGATTGTTCACACAAAGGAGGTTGGAAATGCCAAACCAAACAACAATCCTCGCCCAACACGGACTAATCAAAGCAGACACCGCCACACCAAAAGACTGGGAAACCATCGACAACATCAGGGACAAAAGATTCAGCATCCCGCTAAGCTGGGAACAAATACAACAACTACTAGCCAAACACCCCACAATCCGCCCATACCTCTACCTCTCAACAGGACTCGACGGACTCGTACTACTCAACACCAATACAGGAGAAACCGCAAACACCCAACCACTCATCTTCGAAAACCTTTCAGACGAAAACGATTCCATGTTCAGCATGGTCGAACAGCATATCAGCAAATGGGACAGGACCACACCCACAAAAACGCTGATACAGCAAGGCAGAACAGACGAAGCCAAACGGCAGATAGACCACGCCACCGCACTGGCACCAACAGCCCTAATGGAACTCGTCTACCAGCTCGTCCCATGGAAAGAATTGCACGACAGGCAATACCAGCGCATGACGGCATTGAACGTCAGAAAGAACGAGGAATACCCATCACGCCAATTCGACAGGCACCTCGTCAAGTTACTCCAGCAGACCAAGCCCTGCATTGGGGGAGAGGGTGCTTTGGAGAAGACGTTCGACAAGCCTATAACAGTGTACAGGGGGGAAATCGACAAGAGCGTGCATTTGGGTTTGAGTTGGACGACCAGCCTGAAAATCGCCAAAGGATTTGCAGAACGCTTCAACATGAGCGGCATCATATACTCGACAGTGCTCAAGCCCGATGAAATATTGGCGGCTTATGCAGACGATGGCGAACACGAAGTGCTCGCCATCGTGTCAGGGGATACCGTGAGTGCCATCCTTTAGTTACAAGGAGCGTAGTCGAACTCTTTGCCACTGGTATCAACTGTGACGCAGAGCTTAGTATATCCAGAATTGTTGGAACTATTGTTCTGCTGGTTCTGGCTTTGCTGTGGCGCAGACTGTTGGGTCTGGACTTGTTGTGTCGGAGCACTGTAGGTGCTGGTGCCACTGTTCGCACGACTGTAGTTCGTGTTCGAGTAGGTTTGGGTCTGGGCTTGCGACTGCTGTTGTGCGGCTTGGCGTGCGGCTTCCTCGGCTTTGGCTTCCGCGTCGGCTTGTTCCTTCGCCGTCTTGGAGTCGTTTACGCTTTTGACGGCCTTGGACACGGCGTCTTTCTGCGTGTTCAGGGTTTTCACGTCAGACTTCTTGTCGTCAACGGTTTTCTTTGCCGTGTCGATGGCGGTTTTCAGGCTTTCACGCGTCTTGTCATCGGACACTTTGCCTTCGGAATCCTTGTACAGGGTTTCCGCATCAGTAATGGTCTTGTTGAGCGTGTCCTTCGCATCCTTGACCTGCTTGTCCGTCTTGGACTTGTTCACCTTGCTTATGGCCTTGCCGATGGCGTCGATGGAATCATCGGCCTTGGCGATGTCGTCAACAACGCTGGCCTTGGCTTTGGATGCGCTCCACAGGTTCCACTTAGTGGCATGCGATGTGGCTGGAACGCCTTTCAGGGCTTCTCCCGTCTTGACGCTCTTCGTCAAGGAAGTCAACGTGGTCTTGTCAAGCACGTCCGTTTCCTTCGTCGCCTTGACGAGCGTCCGTGCTTCCGCAAGTGTCTTCACCAGCTTCGAATCAGCCTCCTTGGCCGACTCAAGCTGGGACTCATAGGAATCGTATGCCGTATTGGACGCATACGCGTAGCCACCGCCCACGCCGGCAAGGGCAACAACCGCCGCGATAATACTGACAATAATCGTCTTCTTGGCGGGCTTCTTGGCGTTTCCCTCGTCGTTTTCGTTTGGGTTGAGGATGGTGGTTTCCTGCGTCTCCTCAAGGTTTTGGTTCTTTTCCATTTTTGTTTTGCTCCTTGGTTCTTATGTTCGATTCTCCCATGTGGGGTAGGCGAACACTACTCTTTAATGTGGACAAATCCACTATAACACGAGAATCGGCATGTCGCAACAAAAGATATGCTATACAGCCCAAAAACAAGAGACAGTAGCAATACGGCAGTCTTCCAATCCTAGCAATACCAGCGTCTACGCCGTTGATATACGTTTGGTTCATCCCAATCCTCATCCATCATGCCGCTGTTGTAAGTGTTAACGGCGATGCTCAGTGAGTCACGGATTCGGGTTTTATTCCCGTAATCCGTATACCAATCGTCCTCAATCCACCGCCAATCCTCCCACCGACGTGCCGGAATATGCGGATTCCTCTTCCGTGAATACGCATATTTTGCGACTTCGACATACTCCCAGTGAAACCGTCCGCAATTATAAGTGTGACTGAAACCGCGTGAACGGGCCTCGTCCTCGATAAGCGCATATGGTCTGTCCTTGAATGTTCTCGACATCATCGCCTCGTTTCGTGTTCTTGGATTAAATGGTACCGGTAGCGGATAGGTAAACGAAAAAACATATCCTCTTTCTATAAGAAAATTCCGTTTTTCCGAAGGTTGATTGTAGAAAACCTGATATATGTGAAAACGACAATACAAACCTCTAGAGGAGTTAGTCTATGGGTAATCCATTGAGTAAAACTTCCCGGAAAGTCAAGGACTCCATTCTTAAACGGGTGGGGAAGGCCGCTGTCGCACTGGTTGCGGCGACGGCTACCTTGGCTTCTGGAGTGATAACGACCGGTAGTGCGCTTGCCGCCACGACTGACGGCCCCGGCTACTGGTTCAATGCGACGCGTTCTGGGAGTTGGTGGGTTGGTACTCACGGTAGTTCTCTTGGTCCGCAACGTTATGAGAACGGTAATCCGGTGTATTGCGTTGAGGCCGGTGAACCTGTTACCAATACCGGTACTTGGAATAAGGCTACGGATGTGAACCATAAGGTTGGTGCGTGGCTGGTTGAGAAGCATAAGGGTGATAGCAGTGATTTCACTCAGGCTTCGGTTGCTTATGCGATTCATGAGCATCTTGACCAAGGCAGTAGCCATTTCCGTCAGCTGGTAGCGGCTGGTTTGGAGGGTGCGGATATCAATGCCGTCGCCTCCAATGCGGCGAATCTTTGGAATGATGCATATAACACTCTTCCCGCTAACCTTAATGCCGCCTATGCCTATACCTCTGGCAAGCGTACCGGAACTGTTGACCCCGGCGTTAAGAACTCTAGCGGACAGTACATTGCTGGCATTCAGTACACTGCGACGTTGAACGGCCCGGCGAAATTCGACCAGACCGGAACCAATACAATCAGCGGAACCACCACTAATCAGGCGATGCACATTCCGTGGACGGCAACCGGCAACGGAAAGGTAACAGCCAGCATCTCAGTTAATGTTCCGACTGCCGCCGTTCTAAATTCCCCCGGTCAGGATATGATGCGGGCGTCCGACCCTGAGAATCAGACGAGTGATGTCCAATTCTCTGTGTCGCGTGATTTTCAGCCGACCGTCAGTACCAGCGTCAGTAAGAAACAGTTGACCCGTGGCTCCCCGGTCGAAGACCGTGTGACCTCCGGTGTCGCTTCCTCCGACGACGAGTGGGCGGACAACGTGCCCGTCAAATTCAAGGGCTACTATTTCGTCGGTGACTCCAACCATATTCTTCAAGTCATCAAGAAGAACAATGGTGAGAATCCGACCAACTATTTGAAGCGTCTGCGTGAAACCGATGGCATCCGTCAGGTTGCCGCCGCGACCACCAGCTTCACCAAGAGCGGTCAGACCAACACCGTCAAGGCGAAGGCCGCTACCGGTGGCATCGACTATGACAGTGTGAACGGTTTGGACGATTATCAGGTGTCCGATGAGGACGCTGGACTGTTCGGAACATGGGTTTGGGTTGAAGTCAAGGCAGACCAGTCCCAGCAGGATTACATCAAGGGCGATTACATCGATGAGTTCGGCAAGGCTCAGGAAACGTCCGTGAGTGTTCTGCCGCCGAACCACGACTCCACCGTGTTGGAGCAGGAGTCCGGTATGAACAAGGACATCCTCGATGAAATCAACATCAGCCGTCTGCCGTCCGATTACGGTAAGTTCACCGGTAATACGAACTATGGTTTCGGTGCTGATGCGAAGGCCAAGATTCGTGTCTGGTGGGCCGGTTCCGGCACCGGCAACAAGGATGAGGATGAGAAGTACGTTCCGACCACCGAAGAGGAGCCTACTCAGGATGCCAAACACAAGCTGGTTGGCGAATGGGAGGTTCCGGCCATGAACGGCAAGTACAAGGTCGGCGGCGGTAAAATCGTTCTCTATCCGAGCGATGGTAGCGACGCCAAGACCGTTGCCACCGATGTGAACATCAAGGTCACGGATAAGGCCCATTGCGGCTACTACGTGTTCATCTACGACTTCCCCGGCTCCGACCGTGCGGAAGGATTCAAGAGCGCGTACAACAATCCGTGGGAACGTTCCTTCGTCACTCAGGACGCGCAACCCGTCACATTGACCACCAACGTGAACAAGACCACCGTCACCCAAGGTGAGAAGTTCTACGATACCGCGACCATCTCCGGTCTGGTTCCGCGTGGCTCCTATGTCACCTTCACCGCGTATGACGCCGTGTCCGGCGAGCCGGACGTGTCCACCAACAAGCTGTTGGACAACACTCGCGTGAACGTCACCAACGACCAAGCCGACCATTCCGACACCACCCAGTTCGAGGTGAAGTCCCCGGAAATCAGCACCAACAAGATTGGTAAGGTCTACTGGGTTGCGAAACTCTACAATGTTAAAGGAAAGGCTCTCGCGGGTCACGCCATCGGCTTGGAGAACGAGACCATCGAAGTGGTAGGCCCGTCCCTCACCACCAAGACCAGCGCACAGCAGACCTATGTCGGTCGTCCGTTCCACGACACCGCCGTCATCAACAACAAGATTGATGCTGGCGCGTATCTGACATTCACCGCCTATGACGCGGTTTCCGGCAAGCCGGATACGAATGCCGCGAAACTGCTTGACAACAAGCGTGTGGACATTCCAGCCGACAAGATTGCATCTTCCGGCGCCGGTAAGAGCTTCACCGTTGATTCCCCGGACGTGACCGCCACCAAGGCCGGTATCGTCTACTGGAAGGCGACGCTCTACAACAAGGGCGGAATGGAACTCGCCACCCACGAGCTGGGTGCCACCGGCGAAAGCGTTCTTATCAAGAACCCGTCCATCACCACCAAGGTCAGCAAGGAACAGGTTTCCATCAACGAGGAGTTCACCGATACCGCCACCATCAACGGCGAGGTCGAGTCCGGCGATTATGTCACCTTCGACGCCTACGCTCCGGTTGACGACGCTCCGAACGCCCAAGGTGCGAAACTGCTCGACTCCGAGCGAGTGAACATCAGCGCCAAGGATGTTTCCGCAAGCCAGAACGGACAGGCCATCAACGTCACCAGCCCGAAGACCCACGCCACCGAAGGTGGAAACGTGTATTGGAAGGCGACCCTGCACCGTGCCAACGGCACTGTGCTCGCCACCCATGATTTGGGTGTTGGCGGTGAGACCGTTCAGGTCAAGTATCCGACCATCACCACGCACGTGTCCTCCACGAGCGTCGGTGTCGGAGAGAACTTCTACGACACCGCCGACATCAAGGGTGTCGTCCACGCGGGTGACTTCGTGGTGTTCCGCGCCTACGATGCGGTCGGTGAGAAGCCGGACACGAACGCCAGCCTTCTGCTGAAAGACCAGAAGGTCAACATCACTGCGGCTCAGGCGAAGGACTCCGCTCAGGACAAGACCGTGACCGTCAAGTCCAAGACCGTCAACACCATGAACGGTGGAAACGTGTATTGGAAGGCAACCCTGTACGACAAGCAGGGACGCCAGCTTGCCACCCACGACCTTGGGCTTCCGGAAGAAACCGTCACGGTTCGTCCTCCGACCATCACCACCCAAGTGACCAAGGGCAAGGTCAAGCCGAGTGAGGAGTTCGCTGATAAGGCGACCATCTCCGGCAAGGTGCTCAAGGGTTCCTATGTCACGTTCACCGCTTACGACGCGGTATCCGGCGACCCGGATGCCAATGCTCCTAAGCTGTTGGACAACGTGCGCGTGAACATCAAGGACTCCGACGCGGAAGCCTCCGCGTCCAAGAAGTTCACCGTCACCAGCCCTACCACCCACACCGATAACTCCGGTTCCGTGTACTGGGTTGCGACTCTGTGGTCTCCGCAAGGCAAGCAGTTGGCTTCCCACGATTTGGGTCTGCCGTCCGAAACCGTTCAGGTGAATCCGGGTGGTATCGTCACGTCCAACGCGCAGAAGATGGGTGCGACCGGCGAACAGCTGTACGATGAAATCACCGTTTACGATGAGACCAGCGAGGCCGAGTCCGCAGACGGTCAGGTTCACGAGGGTGAAGGCAACAGCAATCCGACCGGCGTCATCGGTCGTATTCCACAAGGCTCCACCGTCACCGTGGAAATGTACCGTCAGGCCGAAGAGGATGACGGCGACCAAGGCTTGTTCAAGATTGCCGAGAAGACCGTCACCATCGACACCAACAAGTTCACCGCAATCAAGGCCGGTCAGGAAGGCAATCGTCCGGGCAAGCTGACTTTCAAGGTCACTGACCCGAGCTTCAAGACCACCAAGGCTGGCATGATTTACTGGAAGGCCACGTTGAAGACCCCGCAGGGCGGCGTGCTCGACCAGCATATCTACGGTGAAAAGGGTTCCGACCACAAGACCGGTTACAAGAGCTACGAACGCACCCCGGTGCAGAAGTTCTCCACCACCGTGTCCAAGAAGTGGCTGAGCGACGCGAACGGCAATTACGAGGACAAGACCACGCAAATCTACGACGTGCTCCACCAGACCTCGTATGAGCAGTTCGACGGCGAATCCATCGACGGAGACACCTACACCACCGGCAAGACCGCCCAAACACCGAACGGTGCCAAAGTCCAGTTTGAAATCTGGGCCAAGGACGGCGCGAACGCTGGCAAGATGGTCAAGCAGTACAATGCCGAAGACCTCCCGAAGGTTCGTGAACTCGCCAAGAGCGAAGACCCGGACAAGAACCATCCGTATGTGGGTACCGATGGTCTGGACAACTACCAGAACGTCAAATCCTCCACGTTCCCGATTCCGTCCGACTGGTCTGCGAACAAGTACTACTACCGTGTGAAGATTACCGTCCCGTCCACCACTCCGGGCGCTGGAACCGACCCTGCCGACAACAATCGTGATGTTGTCTGGTACGGCGGCGACGACGAATCCGAAGAGTTCGACGTGATTCACATGGACACCAAAAGCACCGAACCGTTGTGGCTCGACAGCATGAACGTGTCCGACGAAATCACGTTGAAGGGCAACATTCCGGCTGGTTCCCAGTACGAAGCCGAATTGTGGCGCACAAGCAAGGATGGCAACGTCCGTAAGGACGCGGCCACCAAGCAGGATGATTCCGACCATAATGGCATCGCCTCCGAAAAGGTCGCCACCACCGGTCGCGTAAACATTCCGTCCAAGGCCATCGGCGCCCACCTCAATGGTGTCACCTTCCGCTCCAAGAGCGTGAAGAATCCGGGTGTCGGCTCCTACATCTGGCGTGTGAAGATTTACACTCCGGAAATGCCTCACAAGGATGGCAACGGCGTGGGCACTGGTGGAGACACCAGCATGAACTCCGCATTCGGTGTCATCACCAAGGAGTGGATGACCGCCGCCAAGGCCACCACCGACGCCGATGACTCCCAAGCCGGTGACTACTGGCAGAACGCCACCGCCAAGCAGAAGGGCAATGGAGACGGCTACGCCGACCGTTGGCTCCTGTTCGACGGCAAGAACATCGCATCCGAGAAGTTCGAGGTCGTGAAGCTGACCACGAACGTGACCGGAACCCCGAACATCCACACCAGCGAAGGCGAGCATTACGTCGATGTCACCAACGGCAACGATGTGAACGATAAGCTCACCATCACCGGTTATATGCTCAAGGACTACAAGGTCGCGTTCAAGCTGTACAAGCAAGCCGAGAATCAGACTGCGGACAAGGACACCGTCGTCAAGACCCTTGACCCGGTTGCCCTGACCGAAGCCCAGAAGACCCTCGACTCCGCTTCCGTACATCTAACCGACCCCGCCGACTACTACTGGCAGTGGGTGTTCACCAAGCCGGACGGCACAGCCTTCCAGCCTGACAACATCAACCCGGCAGTCTCCGACAAGCGCATCAAGGACGAATCCTTCCACGCAGTCCGTGTAACCACCAGCACCTACAAGTGGGCTTCCAAGAACGGTACCGTTCAGGATGTCGCACGACTCGAAGGCCACCTGCCTGAGAACGCGACGCTCACCTTCGAGATGCATGATTACGCAACCGGCAAGAAGGTCGCCTCCACCAAGTCCGCCACCCTCAAGGAACTGGGCTTCGACAAGTCCAGCATCGACCAGCAGTTGACCAGCCCGAGCCTCAAGGTTCCGGACGCAATCGACTACTACTGGGTTGAGGTTCTGAATCTGCCGAAGGATGACCAGAGCACTCCGTTGCACACCGGCAAGGACAAGATTAAGAACGAGTCCTTCCGCTCCATCGAAGCGCAGACCGATGTCGCTACCGAACGTTACGTGGGCACCGTGGTCAAAGACCATGCCGACCTGACCAACGTGAAGTGGAAGCAGTCCGGTGACATCCGCGACGATTTGACCGAAGGATTGGACGCACGCTGGTTCCTGTACAAGCAGGGCGACGGCGACGTGAAGACCGATAAGAAGATTTTCACCGGCGACTACGTGCATCTGACCAGCGGACAGACCGAAGCCTACGGCCCCGAACACAAGATGAACGAGGTGGGCGACTACTACTGGGTCATCGAAATCAGCGACCCGAGCACGAACCACAAGGTCGTCAAGCTGGGAACCCAGCGTGACCCGCGTGAATCGTTCCGCATCGTAAAGGCTTCCTCCGAAGCTCAGGTGGCGCAGCAGGTCAACAAGCCCACCAAGGACACCGTGACCATCACCGGACATCCGGCTGAAGGCACTCTGGTCTCTTGGAACCTGTACAAGACCAACACCGCCGACGACGACGATTATCTGATTGACAAGACCGAGCAGCAGCAGGGCGAGAGCGAAGGCTCCAACGATACTGACGTCGATGCCGAACCTCAATCCGATAACGGCGAAGCCTCCGACAGCATGCTCGTCGCAAGCTATCAGACCCCGTCCGACGGCGCTCACCTCATCACCGCCGAGGAAGCCGCCGAGGCGTTGAAGAACGGCAAGGTGACAGTGGAAAGCCCCGAGTACACTCCGACCGATGTTGGTGAATACTACTGGGTGTTCAGTCTGACCAGTCCGACGAAGAACCTCGCCGGTGACGGACAGCCGAACAAGCCGCAGAACGATAAGGACACCAGCCATCTGGAGTCCGAGGACTTCTTCACCGACCGCGCCCATGTGGCCGATGAGACCGTCCAGATTATCGACGCGACCACCAAGACCAAGCCGCTGGGACACGTCGGGGAGAAGTTCCACGACACCGTGCTCCTTCAAGGACGCGTGCCGGAAGGCTCTCAGGCGGACGCCACCCTCTACCGTCAGGTGGACGGCGATGATTCCAGCAAGGATGAGGAGGTTCTGACCACGAAGCGCACTACGCTCTCCGAAGGTCAGGCGTTCGCGGACTTGGAGGATGTGACCGTTGACAAGGTTGGCGTGTACTACTGGCGTGAGCACGTATACGTGCCGACCAAGCACACCACTTCGGCCGACCACGACAAGAAGGTGGAAGTCGAGAAGACCCCGACCATCATCGGAAAGCCTCGCGTAAGCAACGAGACCGTCAACGTGGTCAACGTGACCACCACCACCCACCGTCTGGAAGAATCCGGCACCAAGCTTCAAGACAAGGCGAAGATTGAAGGCGACGTCGTTGACGGCTCCTACATCATCTTCACCCTGTGGAAGCAGTCTGATGGCGACGACTCCAGCAAGGACGAGAAGGTGTTCACCAGCGACAAGGTGATGCTCAAGGCTGGTCAGAAGGAAGCCGACTCCCCGACCTACGAGGTCAAGGAGACCGGAACCTACTACTGGCGTGAAAGCATCTACAATCCGGTCGAGGACACCGACATTCCGCCGTGCGTCCCGCCGACCGGCAACACCGACGAAGACCATCCGTGTGACACTCCGGTTCACACCGAGAAGCCGCGCACGCCGGGTGAAACCACCGACGTGGTGAAGGTCACGACCAAGGCCCAGACCAACGGCACCGCCACCAAGCCGGTCAAGGATACCGCCCTCATCGAAGGCAAGATTCCTAACGACGACTACGAGCTGGTGTTCGAGCTGTGGAAGCAGAACGGCAACGATGTGAAGGGCGACAAGAAGGTCGCCACCACCGACGCCGTGAACGTCCCGCAGAACGCGACCACGGTCGATTCGCCGGAAGTCACCCCGTCCGACGCTGGAACCTACTACTGGCGTGAGAAGCTGGTGGAGAAGTCCACCAAGCGGCTCGTCCACTACGGTGATGCCCGTGTTCCGGGCGAGACCGTAATCGTGGGCGAACTCGCCAAGACCGGTATCGCAAGCGGCTTCATCATTCCGCTCATCGGAATGCTTGCAGTGCTTGGACTGGGATTGGCGGTCGTTTCCGAAGGCAAGCGTCGCATCGCTTCCCTCTCGAAC